TTACCTTGGTATTCTAGGCTTTCAGCTAGTCCTGTGTACTTTTTCGCTAGGTCTGTGTAGTCTGCACTTAACGCACCATCTAGGCTTGTGTTTACTTGTCGTGAATATTTAGCAGCAACAACTCTTGCACACCATGCAGCAGCAAAGTATACGTTGTCATTGGTTTGAGCTAGACCGAAAGTAATCTCTTCGTTCTGCACTTGTTGATCATTAGTGTCTGTATCACCAAGTAACAGACGGACAGAGTTCAGACGACCAGAAGCAGTCGTTGTACCCAGATCAGTTTCGTCGTAGCTCCAAGCCATTATTCAGTCTCCAAGTGTCCGTATGTTCTACGCCAACTGCGAATAAGTCCACGTTGTTTATCTGCAATCTTGGACTTCTTACATTTCTTTTTGTCAAAGTCTGCTTGTGATTGTGACTTAGCTTTGACCTTTGCATTGATAGTATCTACAACAGCATGTAGTCCATCAACGTCCAGTTCTTCTAGTCCATCACCGACTTTTGTCTTAACTTCCATTTCTGAATTGTGATGCAACCAACCTTTGTTGTATAGGATTTCTACACGTAGTTCGTTTACACCTAATTCTTTCCACTTGAACTCATCACCTGCTTTAAAGCTACGCTTATGCCCATCAAAGGGAATACGTACAAATACGGGACGGTCAAACTGGAAGGGTATTGGTCTTCGGGCCATATCGTCTTCCTCAGTAGTAATTGTCGGGTTTGATGGGGACTTACGCCCCCACCATAGTTTTATCTTACGCAACAACTGTGTCAAAGAAGTAACCCAAGTCTGCGCCTGTGACTTTCATGTCATAGGACATTTTAACTTGGATATGTTCTGCAACTTGTTGACGCTTAAGTGCATCATCAGAGAATGACTCAACAGTTACGCCCAAGTTGTTGACACCTTGTAGGTTGTTCCATGCAAATGTTACACCTGCTGCTGGGGTCATAAGACCTGCACCTGCTGGTGAGTGTACCAATAGAGCATGTTTACCACCGATGAACGCATTGCTTTCTGCAACACCCTCTACAGATGTGTTCTTCACTGCTTCCATGACGTAGAAGTTTTCTACTTCAAAGATTTCAGCCAACTTAGCGTTAGTGATAAGCGCAGTGTTTGATACAGTTGCACCACCGTTCAAACGTGCTAGGATGTCTGGGTGGTTGATCAGGATGTCACGGACTTCCTTACCTACAACCATTGTGTTTGGCTTGAAGCCACCAGACTTAAGCTGCATAGTACGACGAGCAGTTGTTACGTCTGCGATTGGTGTACCATTTGTGTAGTCTGACCACAAGTTTGATGGTGTTGATTCTGAACCCCAGATTGAAGCTGCGAAGAAGTTTGTTGCAAACTGTTCTTCACGGTGGATCAATAGGCGGTTAGTTAGTGTCTGCGCACCTGCTGCACGAATGTCTAGTGCTGCATCTTCGTTAGCAAGAGTTTGCTGATCGAAGTCCATACCTAGTCCATAGACATCAGCATAGAATGATGCGTTTGATAGTGACATACCGATGCGGTTGACTTCTGTGCGTGGTGCAAGAGCCTTAACATCACCTGAACGGTTCATGTTGTCACGGTCATAGATGTAGTATTTGTCAGACTGTTTGTCTACGCCTACTGTTGGGAAAACCTTATCAGCGATAAAGTTAGTTTGGTCTTGTACATAAGCGATAGTCAAGTTTGTCAACGGCTGGTCGATATGTACCGAATTTGGTGTTAGCAATGGCATTGTTCTATATCCTTCCTATTGCTGATTACGCCGCAGCGTTGCCGCCTTGGATCAATTCGATTGCGATGATCTGTCCGTCTACACCAGCTTCTGTAGCGTAACCCATTACGATGTTACCTGTGGAAGCGGTTACAGCGTCACCTGATGCGTCTGTAGCAACAGCAGCACCCGCAGCGATTGTACCGCCAGCAGTTACCATTACTTTACCAGACATAACAACAGTTGCAGCTTCAGCAGCGGCTGGATCGTTAATCAAAACGCCAATGCAGTTTTCACCAGCAGAATCAGCTAGGTCTACTTGACCGTCTGACTCTAATGTTACGAATTTAAATTGTGCCGACGATAGGTCTTCGCCAGCAATGAATGTCCGTGTGTCACGGGATTGCATTACAGCCATAATTATTCCCCTTTATAGCTTTTGTTAATAAGAGCTTTACCTTCGTCGGTTTTAGCTACGGCAGCGTATGCTTTAGCGTAGTCACTCTTCTTCATTTTGTTGTCGTCCATGTAAGACTTAACAAGGGACTCTAGTTTATCAGCAGCAGTAGCAAACTCGCCATCTGCATCTGACTTACCAACTTCTTCCATGTTTTCTGCGAAAGTTGCATCTGCAGCCTTCAGAGCTTCCATGATAGATTCTACTTCACCAAACTCTGCGACAAGAGATTTAGCAACGTCTGTTGCAAAGTGTGGTAGTGCATCAGTTGCACGTTTTGTTAGTTCAGCATCAGCCTTTGCGAACTCTGCTTCTTCTAAGGCTTTTAGAATTACAGCAGGTACATCAGCTTTGTTGATCTGTTCACCTTCATACTCAATGTACTCTGGCTCAACTTTCTTTTCGATTGAGTCGGATTTGATAACAAAACCGTTTTCGATAAGAGCTTTACGAAGGTCTTCGTTCTGAATTTTAAGAGCATCGTTCTCAGCTTTGATAATATCAAGCTCGTCGATCTCTACTTCTTCAGATTTCTTCATCTCAGCTTCGTATGCTTTCATAGCTTCGTCTTCCGACATACCCTTATCCATGTAAGGCTTTAGCTTTGCTTTTAGGTCGTCTGACATTTTTTCTACTTCTTGTTCCATGTTGTCTCCATTGGAATCATCACGCTTGAACAAGGAGACCATTGCCTGTGCATTGGCAGGACGATCCACAAGGGACAATTCATCCAGTTCAAGCTGTTTCAATAAATTAGGCACTATAGTCCTCCTTGATTGCACGACCCCCAATAGAGAAGGCCGCTAATTCACCAGATTTGACCTTGGCCCAAACGTCATCGTTATATACTTTAAACGCTACGATCCAACCTTCACGGTCACTCTGTATGCCAAGGGATTCACCAATCTCTTTAGTGACAGGCATGGAGTGAATAACCGCCCCAATCTGATCCCCTTTGTGCATTTCTTTGCCAACACGAACATGCTCCATAAACTTGTTTACGGCATGTACTAACGTGTCAGGTTCAATTACATCGCCTTGGCGGTCAACTACAGGTTCACCCTTTTCGGTTACTACTGATGCCCAGCCATAGACCATGCGTTGTTCTTCGTCGGTCTTTAAGATTTGACCTTCGACATTCTTTGTTAGTTCAGACACAGAAGTGCCTCCTTCCCACATACGACAAGACCAATAACCTGCGGTTGTCTTGTCTTTCTTTGTGTCACATGAATGGCGGCTGCGGAAGTTAGCTCTGGCCTTGGGGTCATCTCGACGGATTTCCATGTTAGGATCACCGAAGGTAACTCGTTTAACCTTGTCACCATCCATAACGAATACTTCAAACTTTTTGTTGCCACCTGATAGTCTGCGGGGCTTGTTTAAAGTTACTTTTTCGCCTTGGTATTCTGCCTTGGCAAATTCTTCTTTCATAATCTCCTGTACGATGACCCTGAGAGCCTCTAAGCGATCCACTGAGGTGTCTTCTTGCTCATCGTCGGTACGGTAGTAGTCTAGATACTCTTCATGGCTCCCACAGGGCATATAGACGGCCTGTCCTTCTACCTCATGTACATGGATGGCTCCACCACAACCCATATCCATAGAACGGCTACGGGCCTCCATTTCTGTGGTGAATACATCGTTAGCGTACTGAGCCTTCATCATCTTCTTTTTGCTTGACGATGGGTGCGACGAAGGTAGTAGGTCTTTATCATGGTTAGCAGCCTTAGAGCCACTCACGATACGTAGGAAACTGTTGACCCGTGCCATAGCCCACTGCTCAGGGGATTTGACGTTTGGTCGTACACTAGCAGGGTTTGTACGATAAGCACCAACGCCACGGTCATAGACAGCCTCTAGCATACGCATAGTAACTTTATGCTTAGACTTCTTGTTGTGGGCTTCCATCTTGTTCTTAAGTGCTGTTTTAGGCATTATCCTAGTACCTTCGCTAAATATCCTTTAAAGACCCCAAATACGACAGCATTGTTTGTACCAGAGTCTGCTCTTATTCTTACATCTGCGTTCTTCGGTACAATAACTGCAGGGTCTAGATCAATGTCCCAAGGCCCACCTGTAGAAGCACTAACAGCAGCACGTTGAATAAAGACACCACCAGCTTCTCTTACTTCTAAATAGAAGTCTACGTTAGCGTCTTGTTTCTTGCTTACAGAACCAAAGCCACCAGTAAGAACATAGTAGTCACTGTCACTGAAGGTTGTTGCACCTTTGAATGACCCTTGCAAACCTTGCGGGATGTCAATGTGTATCTTACTTGAGTCTGATGGTACGCCACCAACTACTGTTGTGTTTTCGTATACTGTCACACGACCAACAATCTCTGTACCATTAGAGTTATAGGCATGTGATACACGAGCTACAGGGGTGTCTAGAGCTACTGGGTTCTGACCGTCTAGTGTTACCTCTTGTACAAGGAACGTGAACTTTGAGTCTGTACCTGTACCTGAAACTGTATGACACTCTAATTTAATCGTCTGAGTATCTAGTGCAGAAGAACTAGAGATATATTCAATAGTGTTATCGGTAACGTATGTCTCATTACCACCGACAGTCCATACAGTCTCAAGAGTGTCAGCAGTTAGATCAGCAGATTTACCAAACTTGATAAGAGACTTAGCTTTACGGTCAATAGAAACTCTGTCACCAGTTAAGGCTTCAATCTCACGTTCAGCTTGAACCAGTCGTCCGTCAGGGACTTCATATGCTCTTCTGGGCCAACCACCAAACATTTGTTCTATTTCCTTAATTTCTTGGACGACGATTGCGTTAGGATCAACTGGTTCACCTAAGTCGGGCAGGGGCGTTAATATATTTCTTGCGCCTAGAGCATGTACCTGAGTTAGGGTTGTATTATCAACTTCAGGTATGCCTGTTTCTAAGGCAGGTGCAGAGAAGCTCTCTTGTTCTACTGCTACAACATCAGGTACTTCAGGTGATCCAGAAACTATGCTTGTAGCTAGGAGAATGTAGTTCTCAACTAGGGTAGTCTGAGCAACCTCTGGATTACTTGTCGTAAGGTCTGCTGTATCTAAGTCGTGATCTTGAGATAACGCTGGCTTAATTAGCTCTGGTGTAAGAGCTTGTACATCCTGTGCCTGTACATTATGATCTTGTGTAAGACCTGTGTTATCTACGACAGGGTTGCCAGTCTCTAACGATGGTGCAGAGAAGGTCTCTGCCTCTGACATCGTCACCTGTGGTACTACAACATTACTTGTTGTTATACTTGTGACAACTAAGCCATGATCTTGTGTAAACTGCAGGTTAGCTGCAACTGGGTTGCCAGAAACTAGGCTTGTTACACTTAAGTCATGCTCTTGTGTTATACTTGGGCCACCTAATACTGGTGTTCCAAATAGAAGGGCTATGCTAGTAAGGTTATGAGCTTGTGTTAGGCTTGTTGTTTGTAATAGGGGTGAGCCTGTTACTAAACTTACGACACCTAAATTATGATCTTGTGTTAAAGAGGTAGAAGAAACTGAGGCAGGTTGTGTAGCAATGTTACTTGCAACCAACTCGTAATTTATTACGCCCCCATCATCTGCCAGTGTACTAGAGGCTAATGGGGAAAAACCCGTCATTTATCTACCCTTATTTATCCAAGTGCTTGTCCTGATACAAACCCATACCAGTTTGTTCCACCATCACGGGTATAAAATACAAATACATCTTTTGCAGACGCTGTAGCTGTCAGTGTAGGTGCAGTTGCTGCTGGCCAATCTACTGAGCTAGGCCAAGTGACTGTGTAACCACTAGCTGAAGCATCCTGAATAATCTCTAAGCTAAAAGTAAAAGCTGTTCCTGATGCAGGTGGATTAGAGAATGTGAATGTGGTGTTCTCAGTCAGAGTATGACTAAATGCGTTACCATTCTCACAGTTTATTGTCGTAGCGTTAGAGGTTGAAGTGACTGCAGCATAACTCTCATTATAACTGTCAACAACAAGTTCCCCTGTAATGTCTACATTACCTGTGTAAGTAGAGCCAACTTTACTGTTTAGCTGTGTTTGTATTGCGCTAGTTACACCATCAACATAATTTAGTTCTGTCGCTGTAGCGGTAATACTCAGGTCACTCAAGCTAGATACACTGCCAATACCTGCACGAGGTATTGTTACATCTGCATTACCTGACCCATCTTCAGCAACTAATGTAATAGAACCAGAGGTAGTGTTTAATTTTAATCCCATTGTATAATCCTAAAGTGGACGCTTTTGTGTAAATGTATTTACTGTAAGTTGTGAATTAGTCGGGATCGTCAGAGTAACACCAGAGCTTATAGTAGTTCCACTACCTGTTTCATATTCTACATTAGCTTCTAGGGTCTGATCTGTGTTTACTGTTGTATTGGTGTACGGGTAAATCTCATTCACAGTACCAGATATGAACACTTTAGCATCACCCGATAAAGTTATAGCTGAACCACCGTTATTTGATTCTAGTGATCCTCTGCTGAGTGTTGTGCCTACAGATGTATATACACCTCGTCCAATTTCCCAGTTATCACCGTCTTCTATAACATAAGCTACAACATCACCATCTGTTACACCAGCATCAGCAAAACTTTGGTACTTATCTTCAGCAGCCCCAAGAGTTATAGTTCCTGTACCAGTGGTACTTGTGGACATCTTTGCCCTGTTGACTAACTTAACCATAAGTCACCTATGCAGGATCAGGAATACCGATAGTAAATGATCCTAGAGAAAATGTGTTTCCAGATGTTACCGACTGAGATGCGTTTAACGATCCTGTGGCAAGAAGTCGAGAGTTTGATGTATCAACGATTGCATAATGTGTAGCAGTGCCTGTACCTGTCACAGAACCATCTGAGATAGCTGCAGCAGTAACCTCACGACCACCACCAGTACGATCAGCGGGTGCGCCAATGGAAAGTGTGGTTGAATTACCTAGAGTATAGGTACTTGTTGCTTCAGCGTATGTTGTTGCTTCTTGTGAGGTAATGTCAATACGGTTAGCTTCAGTATCTAATACTGTCAGGCCATTGTCAAATACTCTATCTGCTAGACTAGCCATTATTCTGTTTCCTGTTCAGTTTCTTCGGTGTCTTCCTGTTGCTCATACCGTAGTTCAGCAATATCCATAAGGTCTTGGATAACCTCTGGGTGTGACGACACATCAATGTTAGCACCATTCAAGTTGCGTAGGAAGGCTGCAATCTCACGTAGATCGTGTGGAGCAACGTCACCAGCAACTACTGTTGGCATTAGGTCATAGTTCAGACCGTTCAACTCCCAAAGTCTTTCAACAAGCTGTTTATTTAAGACATCGACGATAGCTTGGATGTAACTTTCTAAGGCACGGAGGAACAGGTCTGTCTTAGACTTGGACAGGGCGTATGAACCAGTGTTGCCACCACCAAGCATAAGAAACTCTGAAAGTACGGAACGAGCAATGTCATGCTGATACCGCTTTACGATAGGATCAATCTCAATATTACGTTTACCGTTTGAAGCCATAAGCTCCACATCTACGAGCCGATTGCTGGTAGGACTTCCGTCTTTATCGGGGTATGTGTCGGAGGGCAGAATAATATACCCTTGCTCGTTAAACTTAACATCTCTGAGTATCTGCTGCAGGTTTCCGACAAACTGAGCCTGTGCGGAAGTAGCATCAGTGCTAAGGTACTCAGAAGGAATACGAGCCACAGGAATACCCGCAAGCTCACGTTCAACTGCGATAGCTTCGATGCTCTGTAGATTGTTAAGGTATTCGTAAGAAGTATACGCATTGCGTAGTATAGACCGACCAGCAGGATCGTTGTTAATAGCTGTAGTCCGATAATATAGAGACTTACGAGTAGGAATGTAGCTAGTATTGTTAAACCCCGAACCTTCTTGGTGGATACCTAAGACATCACCTGTCTTCTGATCTACGTCAAACTTGGAAATAGTCCAAGGCGCACGACTTGCGATCTTACGTACACCAATACGTCCGTCAGTAAACTTAGAACGTGACTTGTCAGAACGGTTGGTTGGGCCATTACGTCTTTTATATACAACCTCAAACCAAGCAAAGCCAAATGTTAGGGACGACAAAGCCTCAGAGATATGGTCATCTAGGCTATGATCCATGTCATCAAAGACACTCTTAACGAAGTCTGCTTCTTTCTTCGCCTCTGCACTATCATTGGCTGGCATAACTTTAATGTCTACGTCACGTAGTACCTGCTCTGTCGCATACATAACAGCACCAATCGTACTATCATTGTCACGCATCTCACGATACTTACGTATAGCACGTTTGCCACGTAGCTCTGGCAAAAACTCATCAGCACGGATTTGACCGTTTTGTGTGTTGTCCCCTGCAATCCCTAGAATCTGGGTTGCTTCCGTTTCTGAAAGTTTCTTTGCCATCTTATTACATTAAACCCTTGGCACTGGAATACGCTAATTTTAATTGTGGTTTTGCATATCCGTTGAGTGAGAGGTCGGTTAAAGCCCAAACTAAAGCATCAAG